GCCATATGGTGGGTCGGTCATAACCATATCAATTGAGCCGTCTGGAATCTCTTTCATCCGTTCCAGGCAATCGCCGAGCATTAGATTGATCATAATCTATACCTTCAAAAGCACTTGAGGAAATATAATATCAATGTTCGCCAACACTGCCAGTAGCACAACCACAGTCGTGTAAATGACCAGCGCGCTATAGATTGCCCAGTACCATTTCATCTGTTCGACATATATGCAAAAAGAGACTTGAACACAAAACATCATTACCGACAGCGTTATCATAATCTGTAAAATTGTCATAACAGTTCACCCTGTATTTCGGTTGATGCTTCTTTTTTCGAGTATTTATCTAATGACCAGTGCGCGTTTTTGGTTACTATATTTAAAAACTCTGGCGGGATATGCCAGCCTTCCATGGCTTCAATGGTATCTATCAGTGTTTTGATTGTTTTGCGGTATTCTGCGATTTCTTGTGCTGTTGTGTTAGTAGTCATTGAGCGTTACCTCGTTGCTGTAATTTATAAAATCCTGCTCGCAAACGAAGCAGTTAATGTATTTTTCTACCAGCTGTCTAACGTCTACGTCATCCCAGTCTCGATGAACTACCGCATCATAATACCAATAATCTTGACTGACACACTCCCAGAGCCACGGCACTATTCCCTGGTCATCTCTTATTTCAAACATCGCTACGGCATTATCAAATTTACGATAATCGAATGTCGAAAGGTATTTTGTTAGGTCATTAATCACTGTATTTTCTAGCCAGTTTTGGTACGCGTCATCTAGTCTTTCTTGGGCATCTTCTGCATCTAGCATGTTACGCAAATCAATCTCTGGTGTACTCATTTTGTCATCCCCATTTTAGCGAGTCGGCGCGCTATATACGCTTCCTGGATTAATGCCTCGACTGTTTTATTTAGGCTAAGGCCAGTGGCTGCGCTTTCGTCGATGGCCATCTGGTGTATAGCATCTTGAATACGATAGCCGCGATTTTTAATTAGTGTTGCCATTATTTAATCCCAAATTGTTTTGCTAGTGTAATGTCATTTCGCGCAATGTAAGCGGAGAAGCGCGGCGTTCTAAGCACCCGAGTATAGCTATGCGGATATGCTCGGGTCGGTTCTTTGTACTGCCCTTCGCTGATGTACTGGGCAGCTATTGAACCGGGGTTTACTTGCCAGCGTCCGCCTGCGTCTTTAGTAGTGAGCGTAGTAATATCTGACCAGCTTAAAGTCTTCATATCCAGCCCATTGCGTAAGCGTATATCGGGCTCATAAGAGCGATGCCTAGAAGTATGCAGCCGATACTTTCAATTATTGTTTTCATAGTTTTTCTCCGTTGTTTATAGAGTGTCTTCAGTTTGTAACTGTTGCGCGAACTGATCGATCGAGTACATTACAGACCGATATAACTCATCGCCGGGGGTGACTGGAGCACCATCAGTATCTAGCAACGCGCCATCGGAATGGATCCCGAACATATCTTGTTCGTTATCTACGACCATGCTGAACCATGTCACAATGCCGTCGCTACCGTTATCATCTATTGAGTGGTGTTCTACGTTTGAAATGATCATGTTATGTGCCTCGTTTGTTTGTTTGTTTGTTTGCTTTCGATAGGGGAATATTAAGCCATGCGGGCTATAGGTGCAAGCACTGCAAGCACCTTTAATATATCGATTAGCTATATCAAACGGAGTTTTTATTACTATAGTATTCTTTGGCGAGTCGTTCCACGTCGGGCAGGATCACTGGTGGTACGCGTTCAAGCATGGCGGCCCTAGTGGCCCTGTCGCGGCCTCTGGCAACTTGTGCGGCTAATTGGGTGCATGCGTTTTGAACATGCTTTAGGATTAGCTCACGCCAGTCTAGTGGCACTTGGTCAAGGGTTGACCGGCCATAGATAACATCGTCGGCGTAGTGCCTAGGCCTTTTGCCAATCGGCGATTGCATCAACTACTCCTTTCCAACCCAGCGCGATGCAGACGAACGCGCCAGCGTCCTGGCAGTTATTAAGAAACGCGATCTGCTCCGGTGATATTTTGGATTTGGTGTGATCCATTCTTTTCAGCTCGCACACAAACGGCGGTGAGCCGATGATTATAATGTCAGCAGCGCCGGTGGTCATGCCTTCCGCTTTGTGTCGCATAACTTGGCCTGGCGTTCGTTTGCCCTCATTGCGCGGGTGCAGGGCTATGGCGCGCAGCTTTGGTGATAGCTGGTTAAATAGCGTGATCTGTTCAGCAGACTCTGGCGAGCATGGCCCTCTGTATTTAATGTCGCCGTAAACTTTAATTGATTTCGGGAATTTCATCTAATGCCTCATTGTGTCCATAGATTTTATAGAAGCCTTTTTCTTTCATCTTTTTGAGCGTTAGCGTCTTTGGCATTACGCCATAGTTGGGCAGCGATGACAAAAAAACTTCAATTGATGGCGCAATTCTACCACTAAAAACGGCAGTGGATAATGACTCCCATTCGTCCACCTTTTCCGGCATGTACCAAATGCAAAATGATCTGTACTCGGTGGTGTAGTCGACCTTGAGCGTTTGGTTTCCGCTTTTGCTTATCCATTCTTGGCAATGCCAGCTCAAAACTTTGTCGGTGCTTTTAGCATATGGGTCTGATTTTAGCTTTCTAAATTCCATGACCAGCTTTTCGTTCGGGTCGATCAGTTCGCCTTTGCACTTTTCACAATAGCGCGCCGCAATATCGTTCGCGTGTTGGCACTTCTCGCACTCTTTAGATGCCCATCTATGTTCACACCTGGCATAGGTTCCGGCGGCTAAAAATTCACCGTGGCAGCGCCTCCCAAAATGGGAGGGTATTTCTAGTTTTACGCCTGCAAGGTCGGCAAAGTATCCGTCTTTCGTTATATGGAATTGATCAGGGTTCGGGCGGCCCGAGAAGTCGTTTATATAATTACAGTCGGGGCATTCAACTTCGGCGCCGCCTACCACCTTGGTGGATTTATACGCTTTGATATTCGGATTAAAAACATCACCATCGGGGCAGTGGCGTTCGATGTTTTCCGCGTAGTCCAAAACTAGGCAATCTTGTTTGCCGGGATCGATGCGCAACCCGCGACCTATAATCTGTTGCATTAGTCCGACTGATTCGGTGGCGCGCAATATAGCAATAACGTCAACGTGGCTTGCATCGAAGCCGGTGGTTAATACGGAAACGTTGACCAGGTATTTTATCTGTCGGGCTTTGAACGCTTTTAGTATTTGTTCGCGGTCAGCTTTTGGCGTTTCGCCAGTCACCAGTGCGCTGTTTCCGCGTGGCAAGCTTTGCATAACTTCTTTGGCGTGGGGTACGGTTGCTGCAAATATCATTACACCTTTGCGCCCAGCGGACAGCTCAACCACCTCGGCAATGATAGCGGCTGTTTTCCGGCCTTCACCCTCAAAAGCCTTTTCAACCTGGCGGGCATCAAATTTGCCCATGTTGTTTAATTCCAAACCAGTAGTATCATAACCAGCGTGGCGTTCTGTCGTCGGTGGCGTTAGATAGCCTTGGTCGATTAATTCTTTCGCGCCTATTTTGAACACTAACTTTTTAAAATATGGTTCTACTGTTTCGTGCTCTGAGATTGCCCTATCGTTCTCATCGAGCTGATATATATAACCACTGCCGAGACGGTATGGCGTAGCAGACAAACCCAGCACGCGCAGCTGAGGGTTCTTTTCGCGCAGATCATTAATGATAAATTTAATTGTCGGTGTGATGCCGTGGGCTTCATCAACGATAACAGCTGCAAAGTTTTTAAACTGTTCCAAGCTGTTTTTAACAGTGCCAGGCGTGCCGAATACGACATAGTGTTCAAGGCTTTTTTGCCCAGTCGAGGCACTGTACAGGCTTGCTTTGCCACCGGCTGCAATGTATTTGCCGTGGTTTTGTTCGACCAGCTCTTTGGATGGTGCCAGACAAAGCACACGCTTATTGCTGGTTTCGTGAATCCATTGCGCAAGCTCTGCGATGATGTGCGACTTTCCCGCACCCGTTGCTGCGTCTATGATGCAAGAGTCATAGCATTTAGAAAGAAAAGCCTTCGCGGCATCCACCGCGTTTTGTTGGTATGGTCTTAGCATTTGTTGCCCCAGTTTTCGCCCGCTCTTATACGGCAGGCGTGCGGTTCACTTATTCTAAAATAGTATGCCAGCTCTGCCAGGGTGCATTTGTGCTGCAATCGGCGGAACGAGCGGAGCGCGCCGGGTGTCATTACACGCGGGTTATTTCGCATCTAAGCAACAGCCGCTAAGTATTCGTCGTGAAACTCTTTTAGTTTGGGCAGGGTTTTGTCAATATATTGCTGACTAAAAAAAACCATTTCCGTGTCGAATTTAAACCGGTTCCACTGGATGAAATAAGCTGTCGTCCGTTCGCTGCAAAACATTTCGTACTGAACCTGGGCATAATAATGGGGCAGGTGTGCCAGGCTTTTAAATTCCGGGTTTGGGTTTTCACGCAACCCAAACGGGCATTTAATCTCGGCAATGGCATCTGCGCCAATCAATCCATCGGGTGAAGCGCCGAGCCAGTCGTATTCCGGGTGGACTATAAACCCGCACTCTTTAATAGTGATTCCTGTTTCAAGCTCGAAATCAAAGACGGCGTTTTCCTCGTTCCGGCTTCCGTATTCGGTGGCGACGTTGCCGGTGAAAGTCGACTGACCGAGTATTGAGCGCATTGCGTCTTTGGTGCTAGACCAAGGATTAACGCCAAGTATTGCGCCAATCTGTGAGCCAGTGACCCGGCCTTTGCGCGCGTCAAACCATTCTTGTGATAGCTGTTCCATTGTTTTTACCTCGAAAAAAAAGGCCCCGGAGGGCCAGTGTTATCAGAATGGTATGTCGTCGGCTGCTACTGGCGCAGCGGGTGCGGAGTTTACCGGCGATACTGCCATAACCCAGTTACCGCTTTTATCGTCAATTTCCCAAAGGCCCAGTTTAATGGCCATAGGCTTATTAGATAGCGCAGAGCTGAGCTGGCTATCACCGGGTTCAGTGCCGTTGCGCATTAGATCACCGCCGGCGTTTGCATCGATAGCAGCTAACATCTTTAAAGCACGATCGCGTTTGGTTTTATCCTGCTCTTTAACGCGGATCTTATGAAAGATTTTGCGGCCCTTATGTTCGCCGTCAAGGACTACCCATCGTGCCGAAACAAACGAGTCACCTTGATATTCGTCCCATTTGATTTCATCAATTGCCGCGACTACCTGAGTATTGGCGGGAATTGGCTTAATCTGAACATTGCTGTCAAATGAGGTGGATGCTGCTGCTGTTTTACCGTCTGAAAGATCGAAAAATGACATAATTATTTACCTTCTTTGTTATAAGTGGCTAAAGCCGGGATGTATTGTGCTAATGGGTTTTCGTTTTTCGGTACAAATATATTTTCGGTGATACCATATCGGTTCTTGCTTACATT